TATTGCAACACTTACACTAACTGGTTCTGCCCAGCAAATCACAGGTTTAGCGACTATAATAACTTTAGGTATATGGTTGTTGACCATAGGTTTTAGAAAAGGAGATTAGATGGACTGCTGTGGTAGTGGTTGCTGTGGTGGTTCATAATGTGTGTGTCATATATTAATGAGAAAGGAACTCACATTAATATATGTGATTGCAAGTTAGGAGATATAGGTGAAATTACAAGTTGTCAGAACACAGTTTGGTAAAGATGCAACAAATGGTTTGTTATTTGTAGATGGTTTATTTGAGTGTTATACACTAGAGGACCAGTATCAAGCAGTAAAAGTTATGCACGAAACCTGCATACCTGAAGGAACATACGATATAAAGTTTAGAACTGTTGGTGGATTCCACGAAAAATATAAAAAAAGATATGGTAATGCACACTATGGTATGTTGCATTTACAAGATGTACCTAACTTTACTTACATACTCATACACGCAGGTAATACAGATGAGCACACATCTGGTTGTTTGATTGTTGGTGAAACTCAACAAGACTTAGACCTAAGTGATGATGGGTTTATCGGACATAGTGGCGTAGCATATTCAAAATTATATAATAAAGTTGCAAAAGAATTATTGTTAGGAAAGAGTGTAACAATAGAGTACACAACAATAACTAAATTATTAGAGAAACCTTTAGAGAAAGCCTCTAGTACAGACATAGGTATTGCTAAAGATGTTATGGAGAAATTGCAAGAAATTAATGGTAATGTCATACAGACACAGACTATGTTAAGAGGAAGGATAATTAGATAATGTTTGAAAGATACAAGAGAGCAAGAAACCAGGATGGTACATTCAAGAAGGATGTATGGTGGACACCTTGGTCCGATTCGTGGGAGTATAAAATGAGTGATGACCTCAAAGATATGCTTGAAAGAACTGGATGGACATTCATTGAAGCGTTCATTGGTGCATTGACAGTTGCTCCATTAGTTGGTGTAGAAGCTGAAACACTTCAGTTAGCTGCACTTGCTGGTGGTGGTGCTGCACTTGCAGTTATCAAGACATACGCAAAAAAACAAATTACTAAGTAGGAAAATAGTCCTACACACTGTGTATAATAGCCTTAACAGAAGGGCTAAATATGACACAAGAACTCGGTAATAATTATTATAAGTCTGGGTGGCAACCATCAATAGAATTTGATGAAAAGACTGGCAAAGGTGAAGTAACTTATGTTGGTACTGACCCAGATTACAAGAATAAGTATGATGACATACTTAGAGGTTGGGGTTTTGACCCTAAATACTACGAGATAGAAGGCACAGTTCGTGCTTCTTCGTGGGAAGGACAGCTAAAAGGTGGTAGAACAACCACCTTTTTTGCATTTAAAGGGGTAGTAAAGCGTAAGAACCCTGCATTAGACCAGTACTTTAATGAATTACTGTCGCTGTTTAAACACAAACCTAAATTAAAAGATAAAAAACTAGGTGGTGATACTGCTTTCATATGGACAATGGCTGATTGGCAGTTAGGTAAAGCTGACTATGGCGTTGAAAAGACTATTGAACGCTACGAGGAAGCTCTTATAGCAGGGGTAAATCAGATTAAGGCACTGCGTAAGGGTGGTACATTAATAGATGAAGTGTACTTACTAGGTTTAGGTGACCTTACAGAAAACTGTGACCAATCTTTCTATAGTTCAATGCCTTTTAATGTAGAGTTAAACTTATCACAACAGTACAGATTGGCTAGGCAAATGATAATGAGAACTATTGATACATTTCTACCACTTGCAGACAAGATAACTGTGTGTGGTATAGGTGGTAATCACGGAGAAATGACTAGAAGCAGTAAAGGACAGGTGTTATCTGATAGATTAGACAACTCTGATATGATGCACTTTGAAGTAGTTAAAGAGATACTTGCACAGAATGAGAGATACGACAAAGTAAATGTTATATTACCTACTGACTATCATCACTTGCTTGACATAAAAGGTAAAGGTGTTGCTATTACACACGGACATATGACCACAGGTGGTGCAGGTCCAGAAGGTAAGATAATGAAATGGTGGCAAGGACAAATGTTTGGTTGGCTGCCAAGTGGTGCTGCTGAAATTCTTTTGACAGGACATTATCACCACCCAAGATTATTAAAGCAGGGTAAAAGAACTTGGATGCAGTGTCCTAGTATTGATGCAAGTAAAGATTTTACTGCGAGGACTGGAATGTGGAACGAACCAGGCGTTCTCACATTCACAATCAATAAAGATGGTTGGGATAACTATAAAATAGTTTAGACACAGTCCTCAATCATATAAGCCATACAACCTGTACACAATCCTATGTGAGATAATGTAGTTTCAGGTGGTAAGCCACACTCTAAGCAATTCATTCTTCCTCTTGTTCTACTGTTGTAAGTACCTGCACATTAGGTAGTATCGCTAGTAGTTGTATTTGTCCATTAGATAATATTATGCTTTTGCCCATAAATAATGGTTGGTCTTTATCATCTTTTCTTCCTAACAACTCTGCAATTAACATACCTGTTGTTGCTTTGCTTAACATTACATCAATCATTCTTTCTCCTTATGTATTGTGGCATCTTTCTCATAAAGATAACCAACTATTTTTGGAATAGCTAATCTGTTAATAAACTCTGTAGTTTCAGGTAAGGTTCTTTGTTCCCAATTAAAGTCATAATTTTTTCTTACAAGTTTATGTATATTCCAAGTCATAATTTTGCCTTGGTATTCTGTAAGATAAACAAATGTCTTACCTGTTTCTACAGATTTAATAATGTTGCTATCATATTTTTTCTTTTCAATAATCCAACTATCGTATTCAGTATCTCTTGATTTTATTTCAACTATGTACCTGTCATTTGTAGCATCACAAGTACAATAGTTATCAAGACATTCTTCTAAATTAAGTCCAGGATATATTTCATTTAACTTATTAATTATTTCTAACTGTGTCATTAAAACATTTCCTTTTGATTATTGGTTTTAATTTTCTTTTCATTAGCACTTGTTACTAATGCGTGGCAGACAGACCAATCCCATTTGTAAGGATTAACTTCATCTTGTTTCTTATATCTACATCCACAAAATACATTACCTTCCATATCTTCGTAAAATATTTTGTTATCTTTACAAAGATATGGTGCTTTATGCTTTCGGTCTGGTGCAGGTGGAACATCAAAATTATAATCAGGGTATCTCTCCTTAATAGTTTTGATTAGTTTATTTAAACTATTACCACCTGCTTGTTCTAAAGTCATTACGAACCATCAACAAGTGACCAGGTATCTGTGTCAATCCAATCAAATATATTTTTCTTGTTTGCTTTGCCACTGTTAATAAAGTCTTTAGCTTTTTTTACAAGCTCTGTCTGACCTTCATCTGTAGCTTTAGCAAGACAAGAGTTAAATGTCTTTAACTGTTTATCTGTTGGTGGTTCACCTTCCCACTTACCACTTGGTACATCAGTTATCTCTTTAGTTTCACCAAAGACTTCTGATATTACATCACTGTCATCAAGCACTACTTCAATCATTGTTACATATGTTGACATCTGTTCTGCTGTCCATTCCTCTATATTCTGTGGAAAGTCCTGCTCTGAAGTAACCTTGTTGTAGGTTTCATTCATAAGTTTTTTCTTTGCTTTCTCATCAGGTATCATAGCTGACACAGTGTGGTCAAGCTGTTGTTTTTTGTTTGGGTCTTTCTTAATCATATCCTCAAACTCTTCAACAGATTTTTCAGTTACTTTCTTTACACTAGGTTTCGCTGCTTTTGGTTTTGTTTCTTCCATATAGAAGTCATCAGTACCACTCCACAATTCAACACCTATACCTGCTCTCATTGATGCTCTCTTAAAAGCATCACTCTCTGCAAGTTTAAGACACTCACCAAGTGTAGCTCTCTGTAATGCAGGTGCTTCAACATCTCCTGCTCCTTGATAAACTAAACCATCAATGGTTAATTTACCAATAGCACCTACAACTTTGTTATTAATTATGACTGGTTCAAATTCCCATTCATACTTTACATCACAATCTCGTAGTCTTTCTACATAGACTGCGTGGTTTACGAACTTGCCAAACTTTCCTTTAGGTGGGTCTTGTACAACCTCCTCTGGAAAGGGTGCAAGTAATTTCTTTTTAGTTTCCTTATTCATTTATTCTCCTGTTAATATGAAAGTAACAAATGTTTTTATTCATTTGTTTCCTTTCTGAGATAGTAAGGCCTCTAGCAATAGAGGCATACTATCTATCCTTATCCATTATTTGATATAGCCTTTGCCTGGAAACGCCCAGGGTTGTAGCCATATCTGTAAATGATACGCCTACTTCACGGCCATTATTGATTAGTTGTGTCCTTTGTTTCTTTAAGGTATCAACTAAATCGTTAGCTTCCTGTATTAGGTAAGCTATATTATGCAATTCTTCTAAGACATTTTTCTTAGATTCCATAGATTGCAATAGAGTATTAGTGCGTTGATTCACGCTTCTCCTTCCTGTTAAGTCGCTGCTATTGTTAGCTGACTTTGATTTTGTTTAGTTGTTTAAGGTCAATAAAGTCGCCACTATCGTTATCTATAATGGAAACAACATTGAATCCTGCTGAACGGAGCTCGGCAAACTTCTTCTTTGCCTCTGCTATCGTGCCTGATTTGTCTGCATCAAAGTGAAATACCTCTGTACCACCATAGATACTATGACATTCTATGCGTATTGACATACAACCTTTCGTTGCTTACTGTCATTGTAATGTTAATTACAATATATGTAAACGGAATTATAATTATTAATCAGCTCACTGCTTGTATAAACAATGAGCTGTTTAATGATTACTTATCATCTTTACTTCTAACAATAAATCTTTTGTCAAATATAGATTTAAAGTCATCAGTGTCCACACTTTGCAGTGAATGTTTTAATCTGTCTGCATTTGGTGTGTATTGTATGTACCCAATCACTTTGTTTCCCTCTACTTTTGTGTAGATTTGTAAAGGTAAGTTCTCTTTTCTAATGTGATTGTTAAGATTGCTTTTAAACTTTCTCTCTTCTGCTTTTACTTCTTCTAAATCATCACTGCTAAAAGAATAAAATTTTACAATAGAGAATGGCTTTGACTTAGCTAATTTAATTGCTTTCTTTAATACATCTCTATGGTCGTACCATTTTTTAGCAGGTCTGGTGAGCATTTTAAACTCATCTTCATTAACTAACTCTGGCTCTTCCATTTCGTTCCAATGTATTTTTGTCATCATTTCCTTTCTGATATTTACTATGTATAAATATCTATCACCCCTCTGTTTATACAAAGAGGTGTTAGATACTTACTCTTCTAATACATTAAACAAACGCATTAGATATAAGTCATCTTCTCTTTCTTTCTCTATTTGTTTTTGTGTTTTGTATCCACCATAATTTTTAATTAAGACATAAAACAATACTGATACTGCAACCATATCTAAGAAAGCCACTATTCTTCCTCCTCTTCCATAGCGTAAAGAACATTTTCTAATGTAGTAATTTTTGTGTAATAAAATACTGCATTATCAGTATCATCAAAATCCCACTTGCTAATAGTTCTTATAATGTCATCTACATTATTAACACTATCAAGGTGGTCAAACCACTCGGCATAACCAAAGCTATCTTCTTGATATTTTGCCCATACCTCATCTTTAAGTTCTTTAATGTTTTGTTTAAGTGCTGAAATTACATCTGTCATACAGACTCCTTGTCTAAATAATCATTTTCTAATCTATCATCATCACAAGTATGAAAATCATACTCAGCAACTTTAATAAATATTTCATTTATTAAACAAGTATCAAACTCAAAACCATAAACTCCCTCATCATCTCTATAAACTAAGAGTTCATCAAGTCGCTTTAGTTCCTCTTTTCTATGTGGATATCTGCTTATTAATTCATCTACCATTTCATTGTGTTCCATTATTCCTCCTCTTTCATAGTTGCAAAAGGGGATAGACAATAGATACTTGGCCTATGTCCTGTGAATATTGCTTCAGTGTTTGCCTCTACTAGCGTATCAACAGAGTGAACTGCCTCTGCTAGTGTTGTGCTTGATTCAAAATAAAAATCAACAGATAAAATATTCTCATCTGTCTTTTGGTTTTTATCTGTGAATACATATACATCTTCTTCTTTCATTTGTTCCTTTCGTTCTGCTATATAGATAGCTTGAAAGATACAACGCAACTGCTCCGATTATGTTAGCAGTTTTACCACGTGGTTCGGACTACGTGTACCTTTCAAGCTACCTACTTTCAGGTGTTAGGGCAACAGGGAATTAACCTAACTCTTACTTATAGATAGCTTGAAACACACAGCGTGGATAACAGCAATCATTTAGTTATCATTAATGTGTACACTATGCTCTTACTATGTGCTTCAAGCTATCTACCGATTAGCGTTTCCTTAACCCCTACTAATCGTTCACTATACTTCTAGTTAAGTGAGCATTGTTATAGATAGCTTGAAACACATACGAAGGTGTTGTCCAATGTGTGCTAACTCCCAATACAGAGTGGTGTTTTTTACTTAGCTCACCTTTTATGTGCTTCAAGCTATCTACTTCTAGGTATTTCTACCATCTTTGTAGATAGCTGTTTAAACAACTAGCTAATCTTTGCTTGTTGTTTAAGTAGTATGTCAATTAATTTAGTAAGTTCTCTTTTAGCTTTAGCTGTTGTAAACTCACCTGTTCTGTTTCTAAGTTCACTAACAAGTGTTTCTACTTCATCTATTCTGCTATCACATCCATTGACATAATCTTTTGCATAATCAATCTTTGAATATGCTTCATCAACTTCGTACTGAGCATCACCAATCTGAGATTTTAATTCCTCAATGGAATGCTCTAACTCACCAAACAAACTTTCTAAAGTTTCTTTTTCTTCTGACATTTGTTTCCTTTCTTCTGCTACATAAGTAGCATTGAGTACTCGCTGTTTAAACAAGTACTCTATGCTAATTACCATCTTAGATGCTTTAAGTAATCTTCTAAACCATCTTTAGTTCTTGGATTCATTTTAATGTACCCAGACTTCTTCTTACTTTTAGCTTTTCTTCTTTCTCTTCTATTCATATCTACCCATTATCCCAAATCTCATAACAATTTGTTTTGCACTGCATCCAACTGATGTCGCCCTCAAAAGAGTTATAGTCAGTTGATATGTGATAACTTTCGCCACTCGTGTGAGTGTATTTTGTACCACAATCGCCACAATCCCAATAGGTAATTAATGAATACTCAGTATCTTCGTAGTAATTACTAGCCTGTGTGTCGTAAACAGTTAACATATTACCACTCATAATATCCATCAGGTATATCTGTTTCAATCCACTCGCTACCATCTTGTGTAGTGTGTGAATGAGCAAACATTTCCTTATGTTTAACAGGTCGCAAGTCATTGTACTCATCAACAACAGACCAACCACATTCGTTTAGTCTGACATTGTACATATTGTCGCCACCACCTTTTGTGTAATCACTAATCTTTTGTACAGCATCAGCAGGTGAATCTGCTTCAACATATACTTCACTCTCTTGGTGATACTTTAGATAATATAAATTACTCATAATGCCTTCTCTCCTTTTAAAAGAGGTAAGCAATATTTAAAATACTTTATCAAGTATTCTATATCTACTGCTGTCAACATTACTGATATGTTTTTTCCATCAGTAGTTTTTGCACCTTTGACATCAACATACATTAATGGTCTACCACTATCAAGCCTCATACTATCTATCAAGATAGGTTTTAAACGGCTATCTAATTTACTTTTAGTCATATTGTTCCTTTCGTTATTGGTGTCTGCACACCATTGAGAGCATTGAAGAAAGGTATCAAACCACAATGCTCTCTAGCTGTGCATACGATTGCCTCTACTAGCGTTTACAAAAACTTGTAAGAATTTACAAAAAAAAATACAAAGAAATATTTGTACCTAGATTTTATAAGTTCTTATCTGCTCTCTGTTTATACAAAGAGCAGTTAAGAAATTACCTAAAATTTCCTGAGCATATTGTTATGGTATCACCCATACAACAAGGGCAGTTAAACAAATTCTCTATCTCTTCACCATCTGAAAGAGTGTAATCTGTTTCGCCTAATCTGTCGGCTAATTGTTGATAAACAACTGCTGAAGATTGTCGGAAAATGTTTCCATATCCCTGCTTGATACTTCTATCTGTAGCACCAGAACATTCTTCAGGATTAAGACAAGCAATTTTAATGGATGTCTTAGCTGATTTTGGTTGCTCAACAATTGCAATATGAGGAACTAACCCTAACTTTTTGACAACAGGCTTAGCCCATTTATCAAACTCAGCCCCTCTGATTGTTGCAGTTGGTTTACCCTCAGCACCTAGCAAACCTATTATTAATTTGCTGAATGCTGTTTTATGTCCTGTGCCCATTGGTAGTACAGCGTGAACAACTTCGTGAGCTAACACCTGAAATATATCAAGTGTTTCTTCTAGGTTGTTGGCTGTAAGTGTTGGCCTAATAAATAAATGGCGAGTGCCTGACTTATCATAATTAGAATCTTTAACATCCTCACTTTGATATTGACAAACACCGATAGCCGAATTTTTTAAGCCACTAGGCATATGTCCGAAACTTGCTTTGATTTCATTTTCTTTTTTTACAAAGTCATTGAAACCTTTTGCTTTGAGTTGCTTGAATACTTCCTTGATAGAATCTTCAAGCCACTCTTCACGAGTTCCTTTATATGTTTTTGTTTTACTCATTTTTATTACCTTTCGTTATTGGAACTAAGTTCCTCTTGCTACTCGCTGTTTATACAAGTAGCAAAAGCAATTTACAAAATTACATTTTAAGAGTGTGTTTCAATGTCTATGGTACTTGACACCTTAAACACTGAAACTCTCTTAAATCGGCTATACGCAGGGCTTAGAGTACTTTTTTAATTACAGTCTTATAAAAAATTGTTAAAAACAATATATAAGCTGGAATCAAAATAAATAAATCTAAACTGTTGATTATTCCATCACCTGAAAAGTCAAACATATTATATCCCTGTTTCTTCAACAAATTTCATATCATTTGTTTGGTAAGGTTGATGTTCTTCAAATAGAAATTCTAAATTCATATCAACGCCAAAAAGAAATTCGGCATTCCATCTGAAAGCATCTCTATCAGTTTCACTAGTGAAAGAAATTAATCTTCCTGTATTTTTGTTAGCTATTACGTATCGCACTTTTTATCCTTTCTTTCTGAGCAATAAAGCTCATTGAGGGTACTCGTAAAAAATACCCTCTATGAGTTTTACAACATATTTCTACAATATTCCATATTTGATTCTAACTCTTTTGTGTTTCTCAAAAGCGTAAGCTCTTTGTTGAAAGTATGATAGTTAGATTCTTCTAATGCAATTTGAATAATGTCTAAAAGGTCTGTTCCTGTGTAATCACAGAATTGGGCTAAGTCCCTGCCCCAAGCCTTTTTACCATATTCTTGCATTGCTGGAATGTCGTTTATGTTTTTCATTTGTATACCTTTGCTTTCTGATATTTTTTATAAATATCTCTCAGGGCTTTTTGCAAAGCCCTCTGAGATAATTACTCATAATAATTTTGTATTGCTTGAAGAATTTCCAATTCTAATTTTCCAATTACTGAATGGTGAGTGTCAGGAAGATTAGTTTCTAAGATACTTTGAATCTCTGATTCAAGGCTACCTTCTTCTAACCCCCAACTTTTAATTCTCTCTAGCATTATTTTTTTCTTTTCTTCTTCTGTAAATTGTTTATCCATTTTTAATTTACCTTTCTTTTTGATACTTGCTTTAAGTATCTCTCAACAATCTAAAATAAATTGCTGAAAGATAATTAATAAATTATCTTGAAAGGTTTAAGTTTATAGTTCTATTTTCTTCAGGCTAAATATTGTTAATTGACCGAGCCTTGAAACTCTGATGCTGAAATCTATGTACCTGTATAAACAGGGAACAAAGTCCACCACTCTGAATCTGATAAGTACTGCCGAAACACGATTTTAATTAAGCTGTATTACTATTTAATTGAAACACTTAATAATTAACCTTTATCATTCCTTATCTAAATTTACTAGACTTTACATCTAATGTAAACATTATTTTAAGAAATATCTTTTACCTGTATAAACAATGACCTATTAGGCCTGACAAGGTTAGTATGTTTCCATCTTTCTATTATTGATTGTACTTTCTTTTGATGTACTCAGTATGACTTAGTTAGTATGTTGATGTTTTCCTTTCAGGTCTAAAGCAACGCACCCCATATCATTTCAAAAAACATACAGGGTATGTCAGACCTAGTACATTGTATAAACATTTTATTTTATAAAGTTTCAGAATCTGTATAAACAAAGATGCAAAGCCTAGATATACAGGATGTTTAAACAAATATGTAATGCAAATGTCAATGTTGGTATAGGGGTATATATTAAGTAGGCAGTCAGTTAATTAAAAGCATCTTAGGTATTAAAAAAGGTATTAATACAGTATTATTTGCTAGTAATGGGTATTGCTGACATACTACATATAGTAGGTGAACTATCACAGTAATACCTGTTATCTTGTATATGTTTAAGTGCTTTTCTACACTCTTTACATTTCTTCAATATTCTTTAATAATAATAATTTTTTTTTCTTTTGGGCGTGAACAGGCATATATGGGGGTAGGCTTTGATTGATTACTTTCCTGTGACCTTGGGTAGCTTACTTGTCTTTCTAGTTGGTCAGGTTTCCCTGGTAAGCCTTTCGTGCTCCTGATGCCCTCTTCACCTGTATCACTTTACTGGTAAATCAATATTTGTTACTTGCAGAATACTATAGATTCCCTACAATGTAAAGTATCAGATAATTCCCTGTTATCGTATGTACAATCAATATGCCCTAGTTTATCTAGGGTATGTTCAAAAAAAAATTTTTTTTACCACCATAATTTATTAAGTAGTTTATATTTATTACACCTAAGAAAGTCTTAGGTTGGTCGTATGGGGATATGACCAGTATGTAAAATAAATATCTACATACAAAAAAAGATAGAAAGATATGTAGCTTAATCATTAAGACAGTTCTGTGAATTGTGTGTTGGTTCAAGTTTATTTCTTTTTTCTTTCATTACAGTAAATGGACAGACTGTACAAACAGAGGCCCTGCTTACCGATTAGCAGGGCTTTTGTTTAGGTTCTTGTAAATCAGATGGTACTTGTCGGCCTTTGATACGAGGATAAGTTTTAGTCTTATGAGCATTACAATATCTGTACTTGTTATATTTTGAAATAACAGTATTACAGTTTTCCTGCAAACAAATTCTTCCACTACTATAAGAAGTAGAGGGTTTGTAATTAGGATATTTATTTCCTTTTATATAATCACTCATACAAGATATAGTATAGTTAGGAGAAACAATGCCAAAGAGTAGTTATGGATATAAAAAATCTATGAAGAAAAAAGGTAAAAAGAAGAAAAGGTAACTGTGAAAATTAAAGGTGTAGATATGTCTGGTCTTACTAAAAGACAACAACAGACAATGAAGAAACATAGTCAACATCATACAAAAAAACATATGCAGTATATGCGTAACAGTATGATGCGTGGTGCTACATTCACACAAGCTCATAAAAGAGCACAGAAGGCCGTAGGTAAATAATGGCTGAGTATCGTGGAATGAAAGTTAAATTAAACAGCCCTTCACCTATTCGCAAAGGCGAACCAGGTTATGGTCGTAAAAAATCTAAAGTCTTTGTAATGAAAAATGGAAAAGTTAAAAAGATAATGTTTGGCGACCCTAATATGGCAATAAGAAAAAACAATCCTAAAGCTAGAGCTTCGTTTCGTGCAAGACACAAATGTAGTACAGCTAAGGATAAAACAACTGCACGATATTGGTCGTGTAGAGCTTGGTAAGGAGAAATTATGAGCTTATATAAAAATATTAATAAAAGGAAAAAAGCTGGTACAAGTAGGTCAAAAAAGAACTCTACTATTAGTGCTAAAAATTACAGAGAGATGCAAAAAGGATTTCCTAACAGCAAAAAAAATAAAGCTAAACGCAAAAAGAAAAAGTGAAGTGTGATGGCCCTAAGTGCCAAAAAAACTTAAAATCTAATCAGAGAAAATATTGTAGTAACAAGTGTAAACAAGCTGCTGCATATCTAAGAAGAAAAAGTACTACTGTTGTAGAAACTGTAGGAGAAACTAATCGTGGCGTACATTATGAAAAATTTGTTTTAGAGTACGCAAAAGATATAGAGAATAAAAAAATTACTCACGCTAAAGTTGCAGAGTTGTTAGAAGTAAACAAATCTACTGTTACTAGAATGTACAACGCTTACAGAGAAGATAAACAAATAATCAAAGCACAAGAAAATTGGGAAACACCAGAAGATGTAATTGAATCTCTTAAAGATTTTAAAGATTTTAGAAATAGATATTTTAAAACAGAAACAGGTGAGCCTTATGAAACTGCAGACTTTCACGAAAATTGGATTAACTCAATAATAAAAGCTATAGAAGAAGGTGGAGAACAAATGATACTTAGTCCACCACGACACGGAAAAACAGATTTACTTACACACTTTGCTGTGTGGCAGATATGTAAAAATCCTAACATAAGAATTATGTGGGTAGGTGGTAATGAAGATATAGCTAAGAATGCAGTAGGTTCTGTATTAGACCAACTAGAAAACAACGAGTTGTTAATAGAAGAAATATGTGGACCAGGCAATAAGTTTCAACCAAAAAACAGAAGTGGTAAGTCTTGGAGTTCTGGTCAGTTTACTGTAGGTACAAGAACTGTTACTGGTATTAAATCACCAACAATGGTATCAGTTGGTAAAGGTGGTAAGATACTTTCTCGTGACTGTGACTTAATTATTGCAGATGACATTGAGGACCACGGAACAACAATACAACCTAGTGCTAGAGAGCAAACAAGACAATGGTGGACAACTACTTTGTCATCTCGTAAAGAGGAACATACTGCTGTAGTTGTTATAGGGTCAAGACAGCACCCTGAAGATTTATATAATTTTTTATTAGAAAACCCAGAAATGGAAACAATAGTAGAAGAAGCACACAGTACAGAGTGTGTATTGCCAGAACACGAAATAGATAAACACAAAGATTGTATGTTGTGGCCAACTAAAAGAACTTACAAGTGGTTAACATCAAGAAAAACTGCTGCAGAAACTACAGGTGGTAAAGCCATATTTGAAATGGTGTACCTTAACAAAGCGTTTGTTGATGGTATAACAATGTTTAATTCAGAAGATATAGACCAATGTAGAGATGTAAATAGAGTTATAGGCCATATACCACCAGGTACACATTTAATTGCAGGTTTAGACCCAGCGAGTACAGGGTTTCAAGCCTGTGTACTTTGGGCTGCAGATACAGAAACAGGCAAATTATATTTAGTAGATATAGAAAACGAAGAAGGTGGTGGCGTAATACAAGCTAGAGAATCTATAAAGAAATGGTATGAAATGTACGGCCTAGCACATTGGGTCATTGAAGAAAATGGTTTTCAAAAAGCTATTAGGCAAGATGAAAAAATAAAAGATTATTGTGCAAGGTTTGGTATATATACAGAAGGCCATCAGACACAACGAAATAAATTTGACCCAATATTTGGTGTAGGGTCAATGTCACAATTATTTAAAGAGGGCTTGATTAATTTGCCATATGGTAGTGCAGATTCTGAAGTTAAGAGTAATATATATCGTAGACAGTTAATTTATTTTTCTTCTGCTGCTAACAAAGCAAAGAGCAATAAAGGGTACAAGTCAGATGTTGTAATGGCATCTTGGTTTCCTTTAAAAGTTGTTAGAAGATTAGGAAAAGAACGATTGGCTGAGGTAGGATTAGACTATACACCTAGTTTTGGAGAATGGGATATAAGCGATATGAACGAAAGCCCTTGGGGATAATATGACACCAGAAGAAATACAATATGCAATAACTAATTTGCACTTTGACAATCAGAGTGCTTATTCAACTAGAGGCCGTATTCGTGCAATTATGAATGGTGGACCAGATGGAATACAGGCTTTACTTGGTGACCAATTACAAGGATTTCAAGATTGGCAAATACCTGTTCCTAACTTAATGATGTCAGGTTTAGAACACTTATCACAAAAAATTGGTCGTATTCCAAACTTAAAAGTAGATGTACCTAATGGTAAAGATTCTGATAGAGCTAGAAATAAAGCAGAAAAAATTGCTCGTATTGTTACAGCTTATGATGACACGCAAAAATTAGATTTACAAATGCCACAAGTAGGTAGATGGCTACCTGGTTATGGTTTTGCTGTATGGGTAATTAGAGAAAAGAAAGGTTCTGATGGTACGCCATATCCTTGTGCAGAACTTCGTGACCCTTACAACTGTTTTCCTGGTTACTTCGGTGCAGACCAACAACCAAAAGAAATGGCTATTGTTCGTAGAGTTCCTAAAGAAGCCTTAGCAAGAACTTATCCAAAATTTTCAGACAAGATTATGTCTAAAGATGGGTATGAAACTAATACATTAGGTGTAGGTAATGCGTATGCTTCTGCTTATACAGATTCTTACAATGGCTCTTGGGCTAACTCAAATGGTGAAGGTGATTTAATAGCAGAGTATTACAACTTAGAAGGAACATACATATTCCATATGACTTCTGCAACTATTCTTGACTTCATACCAAACCCACTAGATAGTGGACCTGCTTTTGTTATTGCAAAGAAATTTGCTTTTGACAGAATGCAAGGACAGTATGACCAAATTATAGGCCTTATGGCTTCTATGGCAAAGATAAATGTGATGTCAATAATAGCTATGGAAGATGCAGTATTTACAGAAACAAACATATCTGGTGAGATAGAATCAGGACAGTATCGTAAAGGTAGATTTGCTGTAAACTATCTAGCTCCAGGCACACAAGTCAGTAAACCTGCAT